GTTTCTTCAGGAGGTAATGCAATATTTAGAGCAAGAGGTGGCGGATATGGTACAAGTTATAATAGTACCCTTCGTTCAATACCAGGAGCAATAGGAGTATTACAATTAGGTAATAACGCTGATAATTATATTATAGGAGGAAACACTAATGCAGGCGGATATTTAATATTTAGAGTTAATGCAACAACTGAATCAATATCTTCAGGCAGAGAAGCAATGCGTTTAGAATCTTCAGGAGCAGCAGTGTTTAGTTATGGGATAACTGCAAGTGGGGATATAACTGCATTTTCTGATATTAGATTCAAAGAAAATATTAGACCTATTGAAAATGTATTAAATAGAATTGGTGATTCAAGAGGTGTGTTATATGACAGAAATGATAATGGTAGTAAAGATAATATTGGATTTATTGCACAAGAATTAGAATTGCAATTCCCTGAATTAGTAATTACAAATGAAGAAGGAATAAAGTCTGTTAAATATCAAAATGCAGTAGCAATCTTATTTGAAGCAATAAAAGAGCAGCAAAAACAAATCAATCAATTAAAGAATAAAAACTAATGGCATTACCATCTTCAGGACCTTTAAGCATAGGGAATATCCGTACTGAATTAGGTAGTACTTCAGGTAGCCTTAGAGCATTAAGTGCATTGGCGGGATTTACAAGTCCTGATTCAATTAGTGAATTTTATGGATATGGTAATGGTTATTTTTATCCTGCAGTACCCTTTATAAATGGGTTTGACTTTTCTGTAAGTTCTAAGTACTCTAATAGCGGTTCTGCAATAGATGACCTTAGTACTTATAATTGGGATGGCACTTTTGTAACAGGAACAGGTAATGGTACTGCAGCAACTATTGACCAATATACTGCCACTGCTCCAGGATATATGACAATCCCAGGAGATAGTAATCAAAAGTCAATTAGGCTTAATGACAATATGAAGTTTTCAGGAACAGGTGTTCATACTATGGTAGTATGGTTTAGAGTTACCTCTTTTACTTCAAGTTACCCAGGAATTATAGGTTCGGAAGGTAGGAGTTCAGGAGGTCAACCTATTGGGTATGCTTTGTATTTAGATAATACATCCACTTTTAATCTTAATTTTATTAGGTATAGTGGAACGAGTGGTACAGGTCAAAATATTCAATTAAGATTTAGTAGTGGAGGAGTCCCTGCTTTTGCTTATGATACTTGGTATATGGCTTCAATTAGGTTTGATGGTTCGGTAATGGCTCTTAGTTTACATGCAGGAGGGAATAGGTACGATGTATCAGCATCAAATTCTTATAGTTTAGCCACAAGTACAAGTTGGAGTGCATTCTTAGGATTGAGATACAATAATTGGCTTAATGGTAGGATTGCATATTATTGTGCTTATGGTTCTGTTTTAACAACTACAATGCTTGACACGATATTTACAAATACAAGAGGAAGATATGGGGTTTAAATACAAAAATAATTAATAACTTTATAAAAATAAAAAGATGAAAACAATACAACCTGTGTCAATTTGGGATAATGGAATTGATATTAATGCGACAATCTTAAATGCTTATGGAACAAGCGTAATACTTAATACATCTGCAACTTTTACTTGGGAATTAAGATATGAAGATAAGAGTGGTAAAGCAATGATTTTAACACAAGGACAAATTTATATGAGTCCTGAAGAATATGCTAAGTGGAACACAGATGATGTAGCATGGGATTTTATAGCAGAAAAATTGAAATTAACAATTACAGGCGATTATATACCTCCTGTACCTGTGCCTCCTGTACCTGAAATAACAGAACCTAATAATTAATAAACAATAAAACCAAATCAAAATGCAATTAAATTTAAAAGAGGTTACTAACCTATGGCATGAACTAAATGGCTATTCTGTAAAAGAAGATGGCAAGAAGAAGATTTTACTTAATGGATTCTTACAACAAAAGATGTCTATGAAAGTAAAACTTTATGTAAACAGATTGGCTAAGATAGTAAATGAAGAAATAGAAGCCTTAGACAAGTCAAGACAAGAACTATTTGACAAATATGCTAAAGGCGAAAAGAAGGAAATCACTGGGGATGATGTTAAGTTATTTACAGATGAAATTGAAGAACTAATGATGGCTAAAAAGGACATCAATGTATCTACCCTGTGGTCAACAGACTTAACTATTAACGATTTAGCAGCCATAGAAACAGATGAGAACTATCCTATATTTTATAGGTTAGTAGACAATAAAGAATAATAATGGCAGAAGAAAACAAAATTACGATTGATGTAGATGTCAAACCCCTTAAATTACAATTAAGAGAGGCGAAGCAATCATTAGAAGAAGCAAGAGCAAAGTTTGGAGAGTTCAGTAATGAAGCAATCAACGCTGCAAAGAAACTTGCTGACATCAAGGATAATATTGAATCTGCAAACGAGTCTGCACAATTATTTGATCCAGGCAAACGATTCCAAGCATTAACTACGGCAGCGAGTACGGCAGCAGCAGGTATATCAGCAGTATCAGGTGCTATGGCTTTGTTCGGTGGGGAGAGTGAAGATGTAGCAAAAACATTACAAAAGGTTCAGGGTGCTATGGCACTATCTCAAGGACTATCCCAACTTAAAGATATTGGGAAGGTCGGAGAACAACTTAAAATATCCTTCAAGGGTTTAACCTCTGGAGTAGATGGATTTAAAAAAGCACTTATCTCAACAGGGATAGGTGCTTTAGTAGTTGCAGTAGGTCTATTAGTAGCCTATTGGGATGACATTAAAGGATTGGTTAGTGGGGTGGGTAGTGAGCAAAAGAAACTTAATGAAGATTCTAAGGCAAACTTAAAAGTACAAGAGGAGAAGTTAGATGCTATTGATGGTCAATCTAACCAACTTAAATTACAGGGCAAGAGTGAGAAGGATATACTTAACCTGAAAGTTAAGCAAACAGAACAAGCAATAACGGCTGCAGAAGTTAATCTACAAAATGCAAAGGCAACTAAGGATGCACAAGTAAAAGCAGCAGAAAGAAACAAACAAATCCTACAAGGCATTATTACATTCCTGTCTGCACCTTTGGTGGCAGTATTGGCAATGATAGATGAGGTAGGAAAGGCATTAGGGAAGGATTTTGGCTTAGCCGCAGGTTTTACAGGTGGTATTGCCAAGATGGTATTTGATCCCGAAGAAACGGCTAAGGAAGGCGATGCAACCATCAAGGAAGCGGAAGCAAGTCTTAATAAACTTAAAGAAAAAAAGGCTGGGTATCAAGTAGCCATTCAGGGAATAGATAAAGCAGCGGCAGATAAGTCTAAGGCAACGCAGGATGCTGAAAATAAGAAGAAAGAAGAAGCCGAAGCAATTCTACACGAGGCTAATAAGAAATTAAAGAGCCAACAGGAGCAAGATTTACAGGCTATTGAAGATTCATATAAAGAAAAGAAGAAGAAGTTAAAAGAAGCAGGTATAAAAGATAATGGGGACTTAGCAGCAGCAGAACTGAAAGAAATAGCGGCAGTAAAAGAAAAATATGCAAAGGAAGAAGCAGATAAGGTAGCGGCATATGAGAAAGAATTAAATAAGATTAGACTTGAAATCAAGATAGCAGGTATTCAAGATGAAAACGATAAGGCAAGAGCAGAATTGGTATCAGCATATATCCAACAAAGAGCAGATATTGATGCAAATGAGAAACTAACTGCAGAACAAAAGACTACTCTTAAATTGGCTTTGATGGATAAAGAGGCAATAGACCTTGATAATCTAAAAAAGGCACAAGATGAGAAGAAAATGACAGAAGATTTAGCCGATTTAGATAAGGAAATGACTAAGGCTAATGCAAGTTTTGATATTCAAAGAAGCGTACTTGATAAAAAAGATGCTTTACTGAAGGAATCATATGATAATGGTTTAATTAAGGAGAAAGAATATAACGCAGGGGTAGAGGCTAATGCAGAAGCAAGAAAAGAAATAGATAAGAAAGAAACTGCAGCCAAGATTGAAAATGCACAAAAGATATCCGCATTACTTAGCGGACTTTCAGATGTAGTAGGTAAAGAAACGGCAGCAGGTAAAGCCTTCGCAGTAGCAAGTGCAACCATTGATACTTATTTGGCAGCAACAAAGGCTTATCAGTCTATGTCAGGTATTCCGATAGTCGGACCAGCATTGGGAGCAATAGCAGCAGGGGTTGCAATAGCAGGAGGTATAAAGAATGTTAAGTCAATCTTAGCAGTTAAGACCCCTGCAGGAGGAGGAGGAGCATCTGCACCTTCAGTATCAGCAGCAGCACCTATGACTGCACCACAAGTTCCAACGCTGGGTTCAAGCCCTGTGACTGCAATAGCATCTGTCATGAGCAAACAACCTCCATTACGAGCCTTTGTGGTAGAGAGTGAGGTAACAGGTAGCCAAAAAAGAGTAGCCGATATTGAACGCAGAGCAGGTTTTTAATATTTAACATTATGAAAGTGAAATTACCACTATATAAAATGATGATAGCAGATACTCCTGAAGGAGAGGAAGAAGTGGACTATATAGCATTGGTAGAGTACCCTGCAATACAGAAGAACTTTTTAGCCTTTAATGAGCAGATAGCAGAGCCATCATTTGTAAATAAGAATACATTTGCAATCCAAAGTGAGGAGCAAAGGATTGTAACAGGACCTTTAATGATTGCTGACCTACCTATTTATCGTAGAGATGAAGATGGAGAATACTATGTGGTGTTCACAGGGGAGGAAATAAAGAAAATAGTACAAAGATTCTTTAAGAAAGGCTATCAAGCCAAGGTAAATGTAGAACATAGTACCCCTGTGGATGGAGTATTTATGTTTGAGAGTTACATTATTGACAGGGAGAAGGGAGTTATGCCTCCAAAAGGATTTGAAGATGTAGCCGATGGCAGTTGGTTCGGTAGTTTCAAAATAGAGAATGACAAGATATGGGAAATGGTTAAAGAAGGTACTTTTAAAGGCTTCAGTATTGAAGGTGTTTTCAAGTACAGAAAGACTATGCAGACCATAACGCAAGAGGAGGAAATGATGGCACAGATAATAAATATCTTAGAGCAAATTGAACAATAAACATAAATTAATATTTACAATTATGAACCCAAAAGAAGCATTACAAGAAATCAAGAGATTACTATTCGCAGAGAATGGTAAGCAAGGCTTTGCCTTAGTAGAGGCGAAATTGGAAGATGGCACATTAGTTAAGTACGACTTGGAAACTGCAGATATATTTGTAGTAGGTCAAGATGGTGCTGATGTACCTGCTCCCATCGGTGAGCATAAACTTGAAACAGGAGAAACTATCGTAGTTACAGAAGCAGGTAAAATTGCAGAAGTAAAGCCTTTAGAAGAAAAGCCTAAAGTAGAAGTTGAAATTGAGGCAGGTGCTGATGTACCTCCTACAGAAGATGCTAAACCAAAGATTGAAGAACAAATGTCTGCTATTGAAGAAAAGTATGCAGCATTAGAGAAGCAAGTTGCTGAAATGAGCAAGAAGTTGGAAGAAATGGGTAACAAGAATGAGAAGATGAGTGCAGCGGTTAAGTTATCAGCAGAAGTTTTAGAGCAATTATCTAAAGAACCTTCTGATAAAGCAATCCAAAAGCCTAACACATTCTTTAAAGAACACAAGAACGAGAAAGAAGAAAAATTTAATAAATTACAACAAGTATTTCAAAATTTAAAAACAAAATAATATGGCATTAGATTTAACAGCACTAACCAATTATGTAGAAGAAAACGCACAGCAGTTGACTGCAGCAGCAATCTTCAGTGCAAAGACGGCTAAATTAATTGAGGCTAAAGGTAATGTTCAAGTAGGTATCAAATCTGCTGAAACAATCAATGTAATGACTACTGATGCGGTATTCCAGTCAGGTGGCTCATGCGGATTTAATTCAAGCGGAACAACTGCTATCACTCAAAGAACAATCACAGTTGGTAAGATTCGTGTACAAGAGGCTATTTGCCCTGCTACATTTGAAGCGAAGTATACACAAAAGGCATTAAGAGTAGGTTCTACTTACGACTATATGGCTTATGCAACAGATTACACTAACCAAAAGATTCAAAGAATCGGTGCAGCATTAGAAACTGCAATTTGGCAAGGTAACACAGGAAGTTCTGATGCTCAACTTAACAAATTCCAAGGGTTTGCTACAATCATCAATGCTTTAGGCTTTGGCGGTGCAGGAGATCCAATTAACGGAAATGTAAGTGCATTAACTACCTTAACTAAGGCAAATGTAATTACTGCAGTAGATGAGATGTTCGTATCTATTCCTGCAGCATTGTTAGACAAGGATGACTTTGTTATCTTCTGTGGTAACGATACATTCCGTGAGTATGTATTAGCATTAAGAGAAGCAAACTACTACCATTATCCTGTTGATGCAGCGAATATGGAGTTGATTATCCCTGGAACTAATGTTAAGTTAATCGGTGTGAATGGCTTGAATACTACTGACTATATGGTTGGAGTATGTATGAGCAACATGTACTTAGGTACAGATATGTTGAATGAGCAAGATAAGTTTGAATTATTCTACGCAAAAGAAGCAAATGAAATGAGATTTGTAGTAGAGTTCAAATTGGGTTGCCAATTAGCCTTCACTGATGAGGTTGTATTCTGGAAGAAAGCATAGTAGAAATCAATATGGGTGGGGGTAATACTCCACCCTTTAACTAAATAAAATTAATTAATATGGCATGTGCATTAACGCAAGGATATACCCTTGATTGCAAAGACAACATAGGCGG